GTTTCCGCCTGTTGCTCCGGTTGCTGACGTGCCTGCTCCGACTGCGCCTGTTGCTCCGGTTGCTGACGTGCCTGCTCCGACTGCGCCGGTCGCTCCGGTTGCTGACGTACCTGCTCCGACTGCGCCGGTCGCTCCCCCTGTTGCTAACGTGCGTGCTCCAGCTCTGACTTACGACAGTCCGACACAAGCCCTCGTTGCGATAGGGGGAGCGACCGGCGTACTGACAGATGCTGAAGCTGCGGCTATCCAGCTAGACTTTGGTTTCGATGTTGACGGCATTGATGTTGAGGTGTCGGAAACTGGGCAGATGACCACCCGTGCGCTGGCGCAGAAGATGCACAAGGCCGGGCTAATTAAGAACGACCACCCGCAGACTGCTGTGCGTCTTATTCAGTCGGGTATGAAGAAACTCATGGAGCACGCTGCGCGTTTGGAGAGAGACAACCCGCAGCTTATTGCAGCGGTGCGAGAGCAGTTCGCCGCTGCTGAAGCCGCCCGCGCCGAGAATGACGCTAATCTGAATGTTCTCGAAGAAGACACAGGTGCTGTGGACTTTGTAAAACCGGAAGACTCCGGCATTGCTATACGCTCTCGTGGGGCTGGCGGTGTTAACCAGCTGGGTATCGACGGCGCAGAGAATCTCAGTGCGGCATCCGCTGAGAAGTTCGAGCTGTACGAGCAGCAGCGACGGGTGCATGAAGAAGCGCAGGCGGCGGCTCTAGCTGAGAGCAACGCACAGCGAATGCAGCAGTTAGAGGCAAAGGCGCGGTCTGTGTGGGGTAAAGTTATGCCCGACGTGCCGTTCGAAAACCTGTCTGAGCAAAACCGTGAGCAGTGGCTAGACTTTGTAGCGCAGGCTGAAGAATTACCAGTCAGTAAGCAGGTGAAAGCGTTCATTTCGGCTGGTAAGCAACTACGGCAGGAGATGTTAAGTGGGCCAGACCAAGCAACCAAGTATGTCGAAGATACTTCTGGAGTTGGCGGAGACGCCGCCGGAAGTTCGAGCAGCGTACCAGAACGACCCGAAGTCAGTAGCGATGCTGGCACGAGCGGACGGGCACAAGCGCCTGATGCAAGCGGCGGGGCTGCTCCCAGGATCGCCGTCAAAAAGCGACGACACGTAGACCCCGACGCCCGGCTGGGCGAGAACCCCGGTGCCACTAACCCAACGACACGGGAGGCGTTCGATGCTGCGCTGACTACCCTGCTGGGTAAGAACCACCATTGGCGCATTAAGGTCTACGACACACCGGAAGAAGCCTACGCCGATGGCGTACCGGCTGAGCACCTTCGTGGTAACTCCGGGTACGGAGCCTATGGCATCGTCGCCAAAAAACACGGCGTGCCGCACGCGACATTTATACTCAGCCGTATCGCCAAGGGGCGCGAGCTGTCTGCCGTGTTCCACGAGGTTGGCTCGCACATCGGCATCGAAGGCGTGCTGACTAAGCCGCAGCTGTCTCGCCTATCTAAGAAGGTGCAGCGCTGGGCGGACGGCTCTGGCGACTCTATCGAAGTTCAGGCGGCGCGACGCGCCATACAGCGTGTAGAGGCTGCGAAAACTCCTTCCGCTGCCGTTGGCCAGGAGCTGGTGGCGTACTTCGTTGAGGAAGCTGTCGCTCTTGGTGTAAACCCCACGGAGATCAGTTCCAAGACCCAGCTCGGTCAATGGTTCGGCAGCTTGCTGAAAGCTGTTAAACGCGCACTGTCTAAGTGGGGTCTCGGCAGGCACGACTTGACCGCACAGGATCTGGTTGACTTCGCCAGGGGCGCTGCCCGCACAGTGCTGGACGCTGACGCTGTTCAAGACAGCAACACGATGTTCGGAGAAGCGCGTAGCGACGCTACTATTCAGGCGTACGAGAAGCGTATAGACGAGCTGTTTGCCCCTAACTCTAAAGCGGCGCGTGCAGGCGTTAAAGTGCTCGACCACTCGAATCTGTTGGAGATGTTGGGGTTTGGAAGCGGCGGGCTGTACGCGGCAGAGAGCAAGATTATCGACAGCCGTTTTAACCACCATCTGACCGCCGAGCACTGGAAGAAAATCCCTAAGTGGCTAGAAGACCCCGTGGCTGTGTTCGACTCAGAGACGGTCAACGGGCGGCTGGTCATCGTGGCACCAGAGACGGTCAACGGCGACCCGGTAGTCATGGTTGTCACGCCCGACATCCAGGCGGGGGCGAACAATGTAAGCCTGCTTGTCAACGCATACGATGCTGTCGGTGGGAAGCCGTTTGAAAGGTGGTCTGATGCGGGTCTGATGCGGTACTTTGACGAAAAGCAAAGCCGTGTCTTACGCGGGACTTCTGGGCTTCGATTGCCCAGGGTTGCTACCCACCTTAAACACGGCTCTGGTAATAAGATATATCGAAAAGCCGATTTACGCAAGGTGCAGAACGACGAGCCTTTGTTCGGTGAAGCCGCCGCTCCAGCTATAACCGACGCTCTCCGTGCGTCTGCTAACGCGCTGAACGGCACACAGCAGTACCGTGAGACTGTCAGCAACGTGGTTGACGTCATTAAGAACGCCGCTAAGCAGGCGCACATGGGGCTGGCGTTTACGCATGACGTTGCTGACTATGTCACTGAGAAATTCCCAGCAATGGCCCCGCACGCGAAACGCCTGCTCGATTTGATCGGGCGTCGGTCGGTTACTCAGTCAAAGATGATGGAGAGGGCGTCGGATACCACGCGTGCGTTCGCTGACCTGAGTGCCAACGATCAGAAGCAAGTCAACAGATTCCTGCTGGACTCCACGATGAGCCAGAAGTGGGGGTATGACCCAGTCAAGTACGGCTGGACGCCAACCAGTAAGGCCGTCATCGACGACAAGATGCGCAGTGCTTTCAACGCGCTCACTCCCGCAGCACAAGAGGTTGTTGTTGGCGTCAACAAGTGGAACGCCGAGTCCCTCAAGCAGAAGCAGCAGGCGCTCGACGATCTAGCTGCGGCCACGGGTGCCAAGCCTATTAAGCTATCGGAGCTGCAAGGGCCATATGCAACCATCATGCGCGATGGTAAGTACGTAGTGGTCGGCATGTCGCAGGAGTTCGCCGCGCTTAGCGAGCAGCTGAAAACCGCTGACACTCAGGACGCGGATGCTATCCGTAAAAAGCTGAACACGATGCGCCGTGATGAGCGGCACTACTTCTTGGACTTCGCCACAAATCGGTACGAAGCCAACAGCATGCGCAACAAAGTCGCTAAGCGTTATGCCGTTGCGGAGCGTTTCGAAAAGGCTCAATACCGCGACCGCTCGCCTGTCGGTTTTACTGAGCTGAGCCGCCTGCGTGCCGCTGTTGAGAACAGCGCGGTTAAGAGCGACAAAGACAAGGCGTTCCAAAAGTCTGTACTCAAGATGCTCGATGAAATAGAACTTGGCATCGTCTCGCAGCAGCACGCGAGGCAGACCGAGCATACGCGCAAGAATGTTTTTGGTGCTGGTATGGGTGAAGATGCTGGCCAGCCACGAGACATGATGCGGGCGTTTCGGTCGAACGCGCAGTCACAGTCTCACTACGTAGCTAACCTGCAGTACCTTAACGAAATAAACTCCGCGCTGGGTGAGATGACACGTATCGCGGAGAAAGCCCCGCTGGACGCTAAGGACGACGTTCGCCGCGTGACTAATGAGCTGTGGTCCCGCGTGCAGGCGAACATGGAGTACACGCCTTCACCCGTGCAGGATTTTGTAACGTCTCTTAATGCTGGGTGGCATTTGGTTCTGTCTCCCGCGTTCTACATTCAGAACGCCTTTCAGCCTGTGTTGATGACTCAGCCGTGGTTGGCTAAGACGCATGGGTACAAAGCCTCGTGGTCCGCATTGTTTGACGCGTATCGCAGCTTGTTGCCCATGCTGAGGACCGCTAAGGTCTCAGCGAATCAGGTTATACCGTTTGACCCGACTGCGGCGGCTCGCAACGACGGCGAGCGTGCCATGCTGGAAGACCTGTTGGAGAAGGGCTATCTTGACTTCGGTCTCGGGTCCGATCTTGGCGGGCATGCAACGGGCAAGTTTGGTCAGTGGTACGACAACACACTGCGTCGCTTGCCCACTATGTTGGAAACGATCAACCGCACTACGTCTGCGCTTGCTGCGTACAGGCTGGCGGAGTCCGAAGGCCACGACGACGCTTCTGAGTACGCGTCTAAGACGGTGCGAGTTACTCAGGGGTTGTACGATCAGTTAAGCGCACCGCGCTGGATAAGCCCTGCGTTCCACAAAAACCTGCCAGCCAAGGTTGTATTCCAGTACCGCAAGTTTCAGATTCTTCAAGCGGGCATATTCGGTCGTTTGGCTTACCAAGCGATGCGCGGCAGCGATGAGAAAACGCAAATCGACGACAACACCAAGGAAGCGGCGCGTGCCGCACTGGGGTACACGTTCGCTAACTATGCCGCTGTTGCTGGCGCTATGGGCTTGCCGGGTGTGGCCGCTATCCAGACCATCGTGCAAATGCTAGGCGCTGCGTTCGGTGATGACGACGAGCCGTGGGATAAAGATGCTCAGCTGGTGAAGGTACGCCGTGGGCTGGAGAGCCTCGGCATCGGTAGCGAGTTCGCCGACATGCTCCTTAAAGGGGTGCCTATGGGCGCTGGTGTCGACCTGTCGTCCAAGACCGGCGCGGCGAATATGCTGAGCTGGATACCTTACACCGACTTCAGCATGGACCGCAGCTTCTACGAGAAGGCTATCGTTGCCGGTCTTGGACCTACCATTGGTGGTCTTGGCCCGAAGTGGTGGCAGGGTATGGGGCTGTTGAGCCAGGGCGAAACGCTCAAGGCGTTCGAGAAGTTCTTGCCGACCGGCATGAACAACATGGCGAAGCTATACCGCTTGGAGTCTAAAGGCGAGACGACGTATAACGGGGACCGCGTGCTGTCACCAGAAGAAGTGTCGTTCACTGACGATCTGCTTGTTGCCCTTGGTCTGCAGCCTGACAAGCTGCAGAAGCGCTACGACGTGCAGGGGGCTTCTCAGTCCTACGAGGATAAATTTTCTAGCCGCACCACGGAGATTAAGCGGGCTTATGCCGAAGCTGTTGAGTCAGGCGACAAGGCAGAGATGCAGAAGCAACGCAACGCGTGGCACAAGCTACAGACTACGAAGCGTCGTGAAGGGTTCAAGCCTTCGCCTATGTCGGAGCTGACGCGAAGCGTGCAGGCTAAGCGGAAGCGCGAACGAGACACTCTTGGCGGGGTGAAGTTCGACCGTGGCAACCGGCAGTTCGTTGAGAACAACGCCGACCTGTTTGGTTTGTGATTGCACACCTGTTGCACACACCGTGCGTAAGTGCTTATAATTACTGCAAGGTTATCGCGTTCGCAATGCGAAGGTCAGGGGTTCGATCCCCCTCGGCTCCACCAATATTCTCTAAGTAAAACAGCATCCTACGTCTCCAGTGCTCCCTAGCCCCTCCCCCAAGGGGCATTTTTTTGGGCGCGTAACTCATTGATTTGTTAAGTGGCGTTATTTGGTGTTAACCTGTGTTTGCACACGAATTGCACACGCAGATGGCATCCATACGCAAACTCCAAAACGGCAAGTGGCGAGCGCAGGTACGGCACTCGGGTGTCCCTAGTCAGTCAAAAGTCTTTCGCACCAAGGCGATGGCAGAGACGTGGGCCAGAGAGCAGGAGCAGGCGTATGAGTCGGGGTGGGTAACGACAGGTGCAGCAAAACGCGTGACGTTGGGGGAGTTGTTCGAGAAGTACGAGAAGGAAGTGCTGCCGGGGAAAAAAGGGGGGAATAAAGAGAGGTCTCGCCTGCGCCTGCTAGAAGACGCGTTCGGAAAGGTGAGCTTAGCTCAGCTGTCTGCGGATAGAGTGATGGGGTACGCCAGTGCAAGACTGCAGCTTGTTGAATCTGACACAGTGCGCAGAGATTTGAGTCTGTTGTCTGCTGTTGTGCACCTAGCTAGAACGTCGTGGGGGTATTCGCTGCAGACAAACCCAGTGCAGGACGCGGTGTCCGCGCTTAATCGGCAGCGAGTGTTGCGCCGTAAAGTTGAGCGGTCGCGTAGGTTGTACCCTGGTGAGTATAAGCGTCTGCTCCGGGCGTTACATAGTAACGAGACTATGCGGAAAGTAGTTCGCCTGATCTTAGAGACTGCTATGAGGCGCGACGAGGTGGTACGTGTAAGACCCGCCGACCTGCGCCCGGACGGTCTGCGTATAACTGATGATAAGACGGGGAAAACGACGACCATACCTGTGTCAAAGAAAGCCCGTGCGCTCGTATCCAGCCTTGGCGTTGACGGGTTTGGGCTTCGTGGGGACTCAATCACTCAAGCGTTCAGCCGAGCTTGCCGCCGTGCTGGCATCGAAGACCTACGCCTGCACGACTTGAGAAGGGAGGCTACGAGCCGGTACTTTGAAAAAGGGCTGTCCATCCCCGAAGTGCAGATGATAACCCGGCACTCGGGGTGGGGCAGCTTGAAAGTTTATACAAGACCAACCAGCGCTGCGGTTACTGACAAATTGGGGTGACTACCCGTAGATTCTTTTGTAGACCGCTGTACTCGGGATGCGGTTGACGAGCTTTATTTTCTCTCGTGCCACAGTCCCGACATATGCTTGAAACTCAGTGCACGCAGCGTTGTTGCCCCTGCAGTATCCGAAATTCTTACATCCGTCGTCGCAGGGAGCTGGCTTAATGTAGTCGAACAGTTTTCTATTTTCGAACATTCGGAGAAACCCTTTCGATAATTTTGAATGCGCCGAAAATCGTTGTGCTTAGCGAGAGCGTGCCGTAGCACGTGCCTACGATGTAAACATCCTTATCGAGCAAGTCCGCTAGCAGCTGCGCTGCGTGGACCCACGGTTCAGCGCTCACTCTCTACCTCTGACACATCCACCCAACAAGCGAGCTTGCCGCGCTGGCAGGCCAGCAGAGGGTCGGCTATCTCGGGGTGCGACAACTTCCAAGCTTCCGCTGGGTCGTTCGCTTCGATAGTGCTTTCTTGCAAGACGGCACCAAGGCACACCATACGTTGTTTGAATTTCATCTCGGGCACCAGTTAGGGTCGGCGTTTTTAGATACAGGCATTAACGACATCGCCCACACGTGTTGGTTGAGCACGAGGCTTTCTTGCTTTCTGCGCTTACCTGCAGCGTGGCTGTTGTTCTTGCGCGAGCACCGTCTGCACATTTTGGAGCCACGGCTCAGCCGTGAGCTTAACGCGGTGTTGTTAAGCACCGCCGTGCTGTCGCAGCACAAGTACCTCACGCCGTACTGCCTGAACGGTTTACGCAATTTCGCGCCGTCATCACGCACTTTGCCGCTGGTGCCGACCCACACCACCTCAAGCCCCATGTCTGTCAAGATCGGGTGCTCTTGCATGATTTCGGCTAGCGTTTCTCCGCGTGCCATACGTTCACGCAGCGCGGCTGTTGTTAGTTTCTTAATGCCCACTGTTACCGCCTTCTTTAAGTTCTTTTTGCTTTGAGTCCCAACCGCGTTGGTAAGCTAAGTTTTCGTCCTCGTCATACGCGGCTGTGCCCTTGATAGGCCAGGGAGGGTCATACTTCCCCTCTTCCGCGTCTTCCTGGCCCTCGATGAAGTACGCTCTTAAGTTCTGCTGCCACCAGTCACCCATTGCTTTTTACTCGTTCGATTTCCCGCTTCAGATACCACACGGCTTTTTCCAGGTCTTCCACCTGACTCCCCTTCAGCCCGGCTCGCCAGATGTATTTCATGGCGTTCCCCAAGCAGAAGCTCATGTGCTCAGTGATCTGGATACATTCGATCCCCGAGGGGTGGTCCGTGTAGTGAACGGGATGGTTTACGTTGTCAGTCATAGTTGCTGCCTCACCGCTGCCAGAAGGGTTCATAGAGCACGCGGCGGCAGCTGCCGGGGTTTCTATGCGTGGCACTCACCGGCTAACCCAC